AGTTCCAGGTGTCTACGGCGGCGGTGGTGGTGGTTCTTATTCTCCAATCGACAACATCTTAATAGGGTAACCATGTCAGATAAATACATTGGAGACTTCAAGAAGGGACAGACGATTCGTGTAAAATTTAACACGTTCAGTCAGGCACTTTTGCCGACTGCTCCATCAGTCAACCCAACCGTGGCAGTCTACAAAGACTCGGCAACAGAAATTACTGTCACAGGGATCACGCAACCAACCGTCAACTTTGATTCCAAGGACGGCTTGCACGAATTAGTCATCGACACTTCCGATGCGGTCTATGAGATCGGCAAGGATTACGACATTGTTTTCACAGCAGGCACAGTCGATGGTAAAGACCTGACTCGAACGATCCTTCGGACGTTCTCTATTGAGAATCGAAACATCGACGCAGACGTAACTAAAATTGCAGGACAAACCGCAACTGCGGCTGCCGCAGTTGCCTTCCCATCGTCTATCGCCTCTCAGGCGAGCGTTGACACGCTCGCCTCCTACGTCGATACCGAGGTAGGAGCCATCAAGGCGAAAACAGATAACCTACCGACCGACCCCGCAGACGCGAGCGATATCGCGTCTGCGTTCGCAACCGTCAATAACACGCTCGCGACCATCGCGAGCTACATCGACACTGAGGTCGCGGCCATCAAGGCCAAGACCGACAACCTACCATCCGATCCAGCAGATGCCAGCGACATTGCCGCCAGCTTCGCTAGCGTCAATGCCGCCCTGACTACCATTACAGGCTACATCGACACCGAGGTAGCCGCGATCAAAGCCAAGACTGACAATCTGCCGGTAGATCCGGCAGATGCCAGCGACATTGCTGCTAGCTTCTCCAACATCACGACACTCCTAAACACGCTGGCATCCTACGTCGATACGGAAGTCGCGGCCATCAAGGCCAAGACTGACAACTTGCCTTCAAACCCTGCGGCAGTCACCGATATTCCAACAGCATCGGCAATCGCCGATGCTGTCTTAGAAGAAAGCGTTGACGATCACGACCATGTGGCACACAGTCTCGCAAAATATGTCAGCATCATCAAGAAGGGCAATACGGTCATCGAGGGTACAGTCACCTCTGCGATCACCCCGACCGCAACAGCCTTCTCCTCCGATGTTAGCTATCCTAATGGTGCTTTAGAACACGCTGTTCTGCTTTTCATCAATGCGGCAGCACTCAACGAGCAGAACAGCCCAATCATAGGATATGTCAATACCAATGGCGTATTCACTGTAGAAAAAGCCTTCACTTCTGCTCCGACTGTAGGCGACCAATTCATCGTTATCCCGACCATCCACGTTCACGCAATATCGGATATTCAAGCCGGTCTGGCTACTAGCGCAGCGTTGGCCGCCGTGGCGGCCAACGTGACTTCGCTTGTCAACAGAATCCCAGCAACCCTGTTTGCGGGGATCACCTATATGTCGCGATGGCTAGGCGTATTGGCAGGCAAGACTGCCGATGCGACCACCCGAGCCGAGATTAACTTGACCCCAGCGGGGGCAAGTTACAACGAGACAACCGATTCGCTCGAAGCGATTCGGGATCGCGGAGACGCTGCCTGGATCACTGGTGGTAATCAAGGTACGGGCGCGAGAATCGTTACGATCACTGTCCGAGATTCCTCGGCCAACCCAGTCGAAGCGGCCACGGTTCGCGTGTACCGCGCGGGCGAAACCTACGCTGGCGTTACCAACGCCAGCGGAGTTACATCGTTCAGCCTCGATGACGCGACGTTTACCGTCGCGATCACTGCCGCAGGATTCAGTTTCACTCCTGTTTCGCTGGTAGTCAGCGGGAACGTCTCTCAGACGTACACGCTGACGAGTACCGGTGGAGTCACGCCAAGCGTGGCTCCACGGACGACGGGCTTCTGGACGGTGAATGACCTGAACGGGGTTGCTCAGGCGGGCGCGCAGGTGACGATCCAAGCATCGTCACCGCCATCAGGATCTACCGGATTGGTAATGGAAGATGCTCCTCGGACGGCGACCGCCGACAATCAAGGGGTAGTCCAATTCAACAATTTGGTCAAGGGAGCCACCTACATCGTTTATCGAACCGGAAGCTCCCGAAAGTACAACATCGTCGTCCCGGCGAACGCCGGGGACTCCGTAGCACTCGGTTCACTTGTGGGGTAGTCAAATGGCAAGAACAACGCTAGCTGCGGTCAATAAGATCATCCAGTACGATTCGACAAACATCCCTGACCCACAGTTGATGCTAGACAGCGCATCGCTGATGGTCACAAACGTCATCGGTACGGCGTTGGATGCCTCCACCGCCGAACTGGTCGAACGCTACTTGGCCGCCCACCTGATCGCTATCAGCGATCCGAGAATCCAGAGTGAGCAGGTCAAAACGATCCAGGCTTCGTACCAAGTCCGTCTTTCAGACGGACTTGGTATTACACACTTCGGAACCACCGCCATGATGCTTGATTCCAGCGGCAAACTTGCCGTCTGGAACAACAAGGTCGTCAAGGGCATGGTCAAGTTCGATCTGTTCTGGGCCGGTAAGGCGGGGGATACCGATGTCACTTATTAAGAGATGCCAAAAGCAAACCCTGGTCTATTGGCCCAGGGTTGGCACACAAAAGACCGGCGAACCCATTTGGGGTTCGCCGGTCGAATACACCTGCCGGTGGGAGGAAATGCTCAAGGAAGTGATTTCCAACACCAGCACCCGAGTCATGTCTCGGGTGCAGGCAATCACGCAGATCCGCCTACCCGTAGGCGGATTGATGCGTTTGGGCACACTGGCCGATACCGCCTACTGGGACAACCCCAAGCAAAATCCGGACGTGTACGAGGTCATCGACTCGTCGATGACCCCGAACCTCCGCAACACCGAGACGCTGTACGAGGCGTGCGGCTGATGAAGGTCAAAATCGAAGGCATCAAAGAAATCGACAAGGCCCTCCAAAGATACGTCAAGGATCTTGGACACGCCTTCAAGCAGGCCAGTGCCGACGCTGCCGACACTTTCCTGCACAGTACCGATGTATTCGTCAAGTACGAAACCGGGGCTCTGCGAGCCTCGGGGATTTGGTTTCAGGAAAATGATGGTTTCCGGACGGAAACCATCATTGGGTACGGAGCAACCCCGGAGTTCCCGTTCTATCGGCAAAATCCCGATGGGTCATACCGAAACGAACCCCAGGAGCCGGAAAAGTATGCTGCAAGGCAACATGACGACATTGAGGGGGCCAGAACCGCAGGAACCCGATGGAAATGGATGGAACACGGGGTTGATATGTTCCAGAGCATCATGGTCGGCCTAATTGTCGAGGAGATGTCCAGAGTATGACCGGCGCAGAAGCATTAGCAGAAGTAATAGAAGCGAACCTCCCCAATCTGGGGTATTCGATTTTCATCAACCACGTCCCCGACGAGCCGGACAATGCCATTCTGGTTTACGAGATCGGCAGAGGCCGACTCGAACCCAGGAATCACCGATCCGGCAAACGCGAGGAGCATCCTCGCGTTGAGGTTCGGGTTCGGGGCGTGGATTCCGCCGCAGGCGGAATCCTGAGGCAAATTTCGGACATGACGGAAGCCGTTTACGGCTTCCCGTTGACCAGCGGTCAAAAATTGCTAGTCATTACCAAATCTAATACAATAGGATTCGCAGGGCAAGAGCAACAGACCCGGCGATACCATTACGCACAACAATTCCTGCTCACCATTTCGGAGTAAACGATGGCAAAGCTAACAGACGGCTTCAAAACACTCATTGCGATCACCGGGATTACCGCACTTTTCGAGGAAATCGAAGTAACGCCACCTGAGTTGGATGCCAACGGCGTTATCGACCAGACCACGATGCGAAACGGTCGTTATCGAACCAACCTCGGTAAGAAGTTGGTTACATTGGGAACCATTTCAGTCGTAGTCGCCTACGACTCGAACGTCATCCCACAGATGCAGAACATCCTTGGATCGAATCGCCAAATCGTCATTACTTTCCCAGACGGTGCGACGTTCACGTTCTACGCCGTCGTGAACAAGTTCACGCCGGATGCCCTCAAGGAAGGTGAGCGTCCCCAAGCCACTCTGGAACTGATCCCAAGCAACTTGTCCACCGCTGCTACCCCAGCAGAAATCGGGCCTGTGCTTGTGAACGCGACCACGACCACGACCACGACCACGACTCCTGCTCCGTAAGCAGGGTCGAACACTTGTTAGTTTCCAGGCGAACACTTGTGTTCGCCTTTTTTGTAGCAGAAGGGTGAAAAGATCATGTCAGACGCAGTACGAATTTCAGTTCTCCGTAAGTCCCAACCAGTCGAACTCGAACTCGCCGAAGGCGAGTTGGTTCTGTATGCCATCAAGGAGATGACTGGGGCACAGCGGGATGAATACCTCAACAAAGTGACACAAAAAACCACTCGCGATGCGAGTGGTGAGGTTGTAGGCATGAAGGACTACAAGGGGCTTTACAGCACCTTGCTGTCGTTCTGCCTCTATGATGCAGACAGTAAGCTCATTCCTGAATCGAAGATTCAGGAATGGCCGGATACGGCTCAGAAGGCTTTGTTCGATATTGCTATCGAACTCAACGGGCTCAAAGCCAAGAAAGCCGACGAGGGCTCGGAAAAAAACGATTAACGCCAGAGCAGTACCTTTGGTACAAGCTGGCGCATGAACTTGGATGGCCCGTATCGCTGATTAAGCAGTTGACCACGGTGTCAGAATTCGATGAATGGCAGGCGTACTTTGAAGAACGCCTGACATTTTCGGAGAAGGCTGACTACTACACTGCTTCAATGATACGGGCCATTTATGCTTCCCAGGGAGCAAAGGTCGGGCCGATTAAAGATTTCCTTTTGGAACTCAAACCGGCTACGAACACGAAGCCACCGGAAGAAGGCTCGAAAGATACTTGGTTGCGTATTTTCGGAATGAACACTGAGGATCAATGATGTCAGAGCGAGAACTACCACCAATTCGTGTTCGGATCATGGGGGACAGTACGCACTTTGATGATACTTTGAAGTCCGTCAATGATGCTATCGCAGACCTCGGTAAAAAGGCTGCGTCTGCGGCAGGCGGCATGGGGGGAGGCGCAGGGGGCGGTAGGACAGGGGCAGGGGCCGGTGGGGCGGGAGACGACGACTTTGAGCGAATCTTCCACAACTACCGACTATTAGAAAAGTCCAAGCAGATCCTATTTGACAGGGATTTCCAAAACCTAGTTTTGCTGGACAAGCAGAGACAGATTGCCTTCGACAAGGAATTTCAAGATTTAGTTCTGTTGGCGAAGGCGAAGCAAGTTGCCTTTGATAAGGAATTCCAAAATGAGGTTCTGTCACAGAAAATAAAAGATTTAGAGTTTGAAAGAGAACTACAGAACGAGATCCTACTCGAAAAGCAACGAACTATAGCAGCAGAGAAAGCTGCTAGGGACAAAAAAGCGGCGCAGGATGCCTACATACGAGATGTGAAATGGAACTCTAAGCTGCTCGAAGATCAGATGAAACGAGAGCAACAACTTAGAGACGAAGCGCGCGCCAAATACATGAAGGATGTGAAATGGAATTCCAAATTACTTGAAGATCAACATAAAGCAGACGTAGCTAGGCAGCAACAGTCAGAGAAGCAACGAATAGCTAGCCAAAAAGTAGAATTCGATGCGCAATTATCTCGTATTCGCAGGGAGATAAAAGAAGCTGAGAAAGCCGAAAGGGAAAAGATTCGAGCAGCCGAAAAAGCCGAGAAGGAGAAGGTACGATTAGCCCGAGAAGCCGAACGAGAGAAGGCTCGCATAGCGAAGATGTCCATGCGATCTGGTATGGGCGATGGCCTAACGTCGCGTGCTGATATTTACATGCACGTCAATGCTATTCGAGCATTGACGCAATCTGGTAAGGGTATGTTGGATGTGTACGCGAATTTCATGCAAGCTAAAGCTGGTATTGAAGTATTTACAAAGGATGCACAAAAAGCCAACGATGTCATGGCAGAACTGATGGACTATGCCAAAACTACTCCGTTCAGCATAGCTGGAATATCTGAGGAAACGAAGAACATGATGGCTAGAGGAGTAGCTGTCGATCTTGCCGTAGATAGTATCAAAAGACTCGGTATGGTGTCCGGAGGAAGCCAAGAACGGCTCAATCGCCTTTCGTTGGCTTTCTCTCAGATTATGACTAAGGGCAAGCTAATGCAGCAGGATTTGAACCAGCTTGCAGAACAGGGGTTTAACCCTCTGGCTACTATAGCAAGAGCTTCGCTGAAACCAAACCAACAATTTGAAGATCGACTTGCCGAAGTAACCAGAGCTAAAGAACAAGGATTGGTTACTTCCAAACACTTCCTAAAAGCCTTAGAAATGGAGACTTCGCAGGGTGGTTACTACGCCAACCTGCTCAATAGGATGTCTAAGGAAGTTGGTGGTCTGACCAGTCGCTTGAAAGAAATGTTCCTTGAGATGAAGCTAGATGTGATGGCTATTCTCGACGAGCAACTAAAGACAGCATTGAAGTCGGCTATCATGTATGTCGGTATGCTTCATCAATGGATAAAAAACAACAAAGAAGCTGCTAAGAGAATAGTAGAATTCGGTGTAAAAGTCCTGGCTGCTGTAGTTGCGTTTCATGCTCTTGGCTTGGCTATAGCTACGGTTCGTTGGTGGATGACTATTTTGATGTCCATATTCCGAAGCATAAATTTCGTTATATCGCCAGTGATTTTCATGCTCCGACTACTCGGAACAACTGGGAGTCTCATGGCTTCTATCTTGGTGCAGTCTTTCAGGGCCGTCGCAGCCGCTACGCGAATATACTTTTCTGTCACGGCGGCATTGTCAGCAATGCTGCGATCTGCATGGGTGGCTTCTGCGGCATTTACTACATCGACGTATGCTACTGCCGCTGCGATGCGAGTATCCGCAACAGCCGCCGTAGCTAAATCGGGAGCCATAGCTCTGATAACTCGCGAGTACCACATAATGCGTGGTATGGGAATAGTGACGTACATACAAAAAACAACTGTCGCTCTATGGGCTTCGGCGTATGCCGCTATAGCTAAGTCAAGGGCTTTGGGATTCCTGCGAACTCAGTATCAACTACTGAAAACTGTTGGGATAGTCGCCTATCTAAGAACGATCACCATGTCTCTATGGAGTGGCTCCATAGCTTCTGTCAGATGGGCTGCGGGTATGGTAGCTTCTACAACAGCTTCGGCGGCTGCGGGTTTGGCTATGCGAGGCGCGGTTGTAGCGATGACTGCTTTTAAGATAGCTGCTGTTGCAGGATGGTTGGCTTTTTTGGGGCCAATATCTTTGGCTTTTGTCTTGATAGGAGGAATCGTCACTGCTATCTGGGCAGCCGTCAACGCAATCAGCGGAGCAGGTGGGCTATCCGGAGCGTTTGCTTCTGCGTTTGAGAATTTGAAATGGTTTTTCTCAGCGTCCTATGGTTTCTTCTACAACTTTGCAGAAAACGCAGGCATTATCGCCAAGTATGTTTACGAAAATTGGAGATCCTTGTTCTCCGATCTCGGTAAGATAATCGGTGGTTTTTTGATGGCTGTTCCTGGGAACATCCTAATCATGTGGCGAATGGGGCTACGGCTTACCGTAGCCTTCGGAACATGGCTCATAACCTACCTACCAACAGCGATTAAAAATGCTTTCAGTGCCGCAATGACATTCGTTAAAGACGTGTTCATGCGAATCTTGGACGCAGGCAAGAGGGTGTGGAAGTTCATCACCACTCCTTCGGAGTGGGGTAAGGGAACGAAAGCCATCACGAATTTTATGAACACTCTTTCGGGAGATGTTGCTAAGACTCGCGAGGACGGCTTCTACGAAGCCGCTAAGACCATCATCACCGAAGAAACCAGCAAGATGAAAACTGGACTCGAAGGAGTCCAGTTTACATCACCCGAATTGCAACTAAATCTCAAAGTTCCTGAGGCACAGAAGCCGCCTGAACCGCCTGAGTTAGTCATACCAGAAGCACCTACGGATGCTGCGGCCATGTTCGCCGGTATCCAGCCAGGAGCCGTAGGCGGTGCGCAAGGTCGAGGTCGAGATTACCAAGTCCAAGATGCGATCTCGGCGCAATCGGGCGATTACACAAAGAAGATGGCTGAGTATATGGATCGGATGCGAGGCATGAAAGCCGCGACATCCGATCCTAAGCTACAGGCTCAAAACAAGGCCAATCAGATCCTTCAACGGATCGAAAAGAACACACAACAGAAACCTATGGAAGTCGCAGAACTCGACCTTTAGGAGATCCCTATGACAGCATACCTAGTTGGACTCAAAAACCAGAGTATGACTCGCGACGAGGACGGCCACAGGACATACGAAGTCATGTGGCAGTTCCGAACCAACTCATACCTCGACGGGCCAGAGATGGTTTTGGCGGCAGTCAATACGCAGTTACCCGGATTGGGAACTGCGTATGCTATTGACAATGACTACGACCCGTGGGCATTTCGCACGCCTGAACTCTCCATCTCGGTACACCGAGATGTCGAGGAAGGCGAACCTACATTGGATTGGATGGTCAGCACAAAGTACACGACCAAGCCAATGTCTAGGTGTATGTATCCGCCTATCGACAATCCGCTACTTGAACCGTACACGCTGTCTGGTGACTTCGTACACGTCAGTCGCGAAATGAAGGTGGACAAAGACGGAAAACCGCTTCGACACCCCAACTTCGAGCCGATCACCGGCCCCGAAGTTGAGGACAAGGTTAGCTACCCTTCGATCACCATCGGATTCAACTCAGGGA